ACTCTGCTGAGTATGACACTACATCTCCGATAGCACCACTCTTCTCGTAAGAAGTTAGAAGTGCCTCTCCTGTGTACTTGACAAACCCTGCTGTTGAACCTTCAGGACCGTATTCGAATGAAACTGACGCTGATTGACCAAGAATTCCAGCCAAGTGAGCATCAACTGTTGCATCAAAATTTCCTGAGATGCTGAGTGATGAATCTGTTAGCCCGACTACATAAGACTTTGCTGATGAACCAAAAGTGCTGGTCTCGGCTGTGTCTACTGTTTGTGGGAATCCAACATCTGTAAGTGTGTTTGAAATATCGGTAAGTGTTCCACCTGAATTGTCTACCTTGAATACGGTGGATTTACCATGACGAAATGTAGGCATTGTTTTTTACCTCCTAGTAAAAGCCACCACAGGGGTAGCCGAGCCTGTTGAACCTGCGACTGTGTAGTTCACGCGTAGGTATCTATTTACTGTTGTACCACTAGCAACCTCGACTCTTTGTGAAGTCTTAGTTGTACTGCTCACCACGGTAAAAGTAATCAAATCAGCAAAAGTTGAATTATCTGCTGAGTGTTGAATCTTTACTGTGATGTTTCCGTTACGGGTATTTACTGGAACCGATAGAAAACCTGCACCACCATTACTGGTTGCAAGAGTGTTATCTACGCCTGTTCCATTTCCAGTCGCGGAAACAGTCGCACCCGAGGAAAGTATTACCCCGTGTTCAACTGCATCTGTTGATTGGAATTCTGCGCTTGCTTGGACAATATCCGCGATGGCACTTGAGACCTCATAGGATGTATCGTCTGCTTGTAGCAAGATTGCTCCAGCGCCATTTGAATGACCTTCAGGAGCAACGATTAGTTTAATTTTTGTGGCTGAGCCAAGAGCGCTTGCAAAGAATTGGTCAGTACCAACTGATGTTGTTGATTCAAACATACCTGATAGCGAGACTGTTCCATCTCGATGACCTAGAACATAGGACTTTGCGGATGTACCAAAGGCACTTGTCTCGGCGGTATCAATAGTTGTTGAAGCGCTGACGCTATTAAAATAGGTTGAAAAGTCATATTCATCTAAAAAGACATTGACATTTTTACCGTGGCGGAATGTAGGCATTATTTCTCCTCAACTGGGCGTTGATGTGGGGTGCCGTCTTGAACAAAACCATCGCCATCAATATCTGTGGCATCGGCGTCAAAACCATCTTCAACGATAGGTTCTTCAACCTTTTCAATTACTGGTTCGACTTTAGTTTCTTCTACAACAGGCTCTTCGATTTTCTTTGTTGGCTTATCAGCATCTTCGACAATACCTGAATCTAAAAGCCACTTGACCGATTGCGGAGGTAAATCAGTAACGACTTCTCCAGCCTCGGCGCGTTTATTAGGTGGGTAATCAATACCCTGTAAGACTCTATAACGAGCCATTAAAACCTCCTCCGTGACAGCACATGGGTAACCCAAGTAACCGTCAGGTCACTCGGACACGGAAGAGACGAAAAACTCGGGCGACTAGCGCACAGTAGGTCTAGTGTATCAGGCTATTTTTTCGGCAATCTGAAGAACCTTGCAACGAGTAATCAATGTTGAGAAAGTTTCTTTGTACTCATCTGAACCCTTGATTGTTCCCTTGATAACTGCCTTGTCGCCAACTTGTAAGTTTGTACCGCTTGAAGCAAACCACTTGAACTGGTACTCACCGCTTGCGAATGTGTAAAGAGTTGTCCAGCCGAACTGAGTCTCAAAGGTGTTCTCGCTAAGAACTGTAACCTCTAACTCCACGCGCTCGCCAGTTGGAGCGAATTGCTCAGCCTTGTAAACCTTAGCCTCTTGACGAGCAACTTCCTGCTCTTGGCTCTTTTGCTTTGCTTTGATAATTGAAACTAAGATTCCGACTGTGCTGTGGCTTTGATATTCCAAACCGCACACAACCCTGACATTCTCAGCGTAACTAGATTCGCCTTCAAAGTTCTTGCCGTATTCGATTAACTCTCTAGCCTTCTCATATTCAACCTCGGTTGGTTTTTGTCCTACAAATTCTTTCCAGTTATTAGCCCCGTGATGTCCGCCGTTTAAGTATTCCCAAACAAGAGACTTAGTAGAGATGCCTGAACCTGAAGGAATGTATCCACCCTTTTCGACTTGAGTGATTGCGTGAGCCAAGACTCCGACTGTTGAATGACCTGTCCAGCCGTTGCCTGAATATCCACCAAACTCTTCTTCGAAAGTTTCCTCTGTTGGCAAGTAAGAAGCGCTGAACTGCCAGCCTATGTAATCCTTAACGCAACTTGAACCAACCTGACAAACTTTGCCTTCTTCGTTTTGCACAAAGATTACTGTTGAGCGAGCGCGGACTTTTTGGCAATGCTCGCAATATCCAACCTTGACCTCAGATGGCTTAACTTCACGACCACCTGCGATTGATTTTGTGATTGCTTTGCCTTCGATAAACTCAGCAACGCCGATGAACTGCCAGCCGTTAAATTTTACTGGCTCGCCTTCAATAACTAAAACTTGATATTCGTGGCTGATGCCTTCTATTTCTTCAAAACGCTTTTCAATGCGTACTTGGTAGCCACCGCTCAAGCCTTTCTTTTGGGCGCGTTCGGCAAGTTTCTGCGCCTTAGCAAGAGTTTTCTCAACTCCTATTTCAGAGATTCTAAACTCTCTCATTTCGCCCTCCTCTCAGGACAAGATAAGTATATCACAACAGGGGTTAGTTATTAGTGATTTTTGTGATACTTGCATTTCCACTTCTTTCCCTGCTCGGGAAGTTGCTCCTCAATTTGAGCAAAGATTTTGTGGGCTGTTTTGTGGGCGTAGGCATCTACATCCTCGCTACTGTCTTGGTATTCGAGGCTGTGAAATTCTGCCCTATAAATTGCCTCGCCTCTTAAAAGCAAAGCCTCTTTTTCTGAAAGTTCGAGTTGAATCGAGAATCCTGTTTTCCCACTTTTCTTTCGTGGAGCCTTCTCGATTTTCTCGATGAGGCTAATGAACTCAGGTTCCTCGACACCATTGACGGCACCTTGATAAAGGTCCTCTGATGCAGGTGACCAGTCCTCGATAAATTTACCGCTGACTTTGACGGAGACGATTTTTCCCATTTCTCCCCCCTCTCTATGTACAGTATATCATACGGGGGTTAGGTATGTCTAACTCTCTCTTCTGAGGCGCTCTTCTTGAATCATGTTGAGAGTCAGGAAGTAGCCAATCCCATCTACCACCGTGTCAGGCTTAGATTGATTAACCTCACGGGCTATCTTCATTCCCACCATGCAAAGGGCTACCTGCTCGGCAGAAACCTCACAGCCGAGGATTACAGCCCATATCTTTGATGCCCTAGTTAAGTTATCCAAGGGATGTCCGTAGGCGTCCTGACGGTCTCCTGAGACCAATTCAGCGGCGTATAAGGCTATGTCCCTTGGGTCGTTCATAATACTTGGATGTCCGAGACTCCCTCGCTGGTCACTAGGAATGTCAGAACTCCCACATCCGCAACCTCCCCCTTGGACTGTCTCCACCACACGCTTCCCCCGTCGAGGGCTGGTGCTTGTAGCCATTTGACTCCTCCCCAATCTGCTAGACGGAATGAATGATAATGACCTGAAACCAAAATGTCACAATCGCCTATCGACTGGCGCCCGAGAGTTTGGTCAGCAATCCACCTGCGAAGTTTTGCTTCAGGGCTACCTGAACTGCGAGCAAGATGTCCGTGAGTAATTCCAATAATCTTTCCATTGACCTCAACCGTCAAACTTAATTCATCTGTCGGGATAGCAAAACGAATATGACCGTAGGCTTCAGGGTTGGCTTGAAAAATTTCTGCCACAGATTCAACTAGGGCTACATCATCGTTATCGTTCAAAGTTGTAAAGGCTTTACCGTTCTTGCGGTTCTCGCCATGGTTTCCACCAATCGCCGCAACGGTGATATTAGGGACAACCTTTGACCAGCGGATAAGAGCATCTCTTAGGAGACGACGAGCAATTTTTACTTGGTCTCTTCTATCGACTTCAACTGTAAAGGTCTGAATGTCGTAGTGACCATCGCATCCTTCAACTAAATCACCTAGGCATAGAACGGTGATTGAATCAATCGGACGACCTATCTTTTTTAATTCTTTAATTCTAAACTCAACATCATCGACTGCTTGAAGCCATCTACCAACTAAACCTTTTAGACCGTCGCCATCTCTTTTACCTGTCTGCCAGTCTGCGGCACATACGACAAGGCTTGCTCCACCTGTAATTGGTTTGCGCTCGCGGGGTTTGTGTTTCTTTATCTCTTCTATTAAGGCTTCAATATCGGCAACTTCTTGCTTGCCCTTTCGAACTACTTTGCCCTTCCATTGGCGATTAAGAACTCCTAAAGTATCGCCCCACACATTGAAAAGAACTGGTTCTACTACTTGAAAATGCTCGGGGTCTAATCCCCACATTCGAAGAACTCCTGACCAATCGGGTGCGTTATCACCCTCCATTGGTTGAGTTGTTACAACTCCTTCTTCGCCTTGCCAAGTAACCCCAGGCAACCATTCTGCTTGTCTTTGACGAGGTTCAGTTTTTTGAACTGAATTTATCTCGCTCGTTTTAAGCAGATTATCTAAAGCATCATCAAGACTCATTCGGACACTTACACCCGTCTTTACCAAGTAGCCTTCTACGATGTCTACGCATAACATCAGAGCCTACCGTAATGCCAAAAGTTGCTAAGACTTCTACTAAGCGAGCAGAATTAACTTTTTCATTCCGAAGTGTTTCTTTGAACTTAGTCTGTATAGGTTCAGGTAGTTCTCTTGTAATTCTTCCTACTGAACAACCTTCTTGTACTTTCCAAACGCCAACTAAATCATCTAAAGCAGAGGCGAATTCATCCTGATTTATTTTTGGATTTACAGCGGGGACAGCGGATACTCCACGGGCGCGTTGCGCTTTCGAAGAGGAGCCTGTCACATTTCCAGCATCGCTGGAATTCATCGGTTGTTGCGTTTCTGCCATACGGGTCTACCACTCTCTCTTGTGGAGCCGTTGGCTCCTCGCTTACATTCTCACTAGGCATCGGAAATTCACCGAGATTAGTGGGCGGTACTTCGGGTCTACTCCTAACAAGTTTACTGAACCCATCGGTTCAATCCTCATAATATGCACCCCTGAGACGGTTCTTTCAAGCACCGACGCGAGCAACACGCGGATAGATTCTGCCTTGTCTCTAGCGGTTGGATAATCTTCTCGCCCTGCTCGACAAATAATTTGAAGCATTGGGTAATCAATTTGAATACCGCCTGAACCCATAGTAAATGTTGGGGAACTTCCAGCATTTTCATACACGGCTACGCAAGCATCGGGTGTTTCAGGAAGGGTTCCAAGAAAAATAGATGTGCCAAGGGTGCCTTGAGAAGCATGAGCGCCGAAAGCGCTTGCTGTGTTTTGTAGGTAATCTCCTACTGATTCAAGAATAGTTGGCATTAGCCCCTATGACCTTTCTCTATAATGTCCATAATTCTACCCTTAATGTTTTGTTGGATAGTGGACATTGCTTCCATGACTGGTTGCTCAAGGTACTTAGCCTGTGTCGGAGGCTTATGGTAATTGCCAATAATCTCATGGACATAAAGAGCGTAAGACGCGGCGGGACCACCATAGAAAATATCTACAAAATAACCTTGGTTTCCCATCTGTGGGGCGGATACTCCGCCTGAGCCACGAAGAACACCTGTATCAACTGGGACAAGAATCTGAGATTTAGCAAAAATAACATTAGCCTCTTCCCATATTGCTTGGGCTATTGCTCTAGGGGTATCT